AAAGTTTCAGTATCAAATATATGAAATCCTCTCTCATCTCCACAATCATTCCAATAGATCTCATATGGATTACCTAAGTAATGAATATTCTCTTGAGAGTTTCTGTGATGATAATGTCCAGAGTATACCTTTTCAAAATCTTTATAGATTCCTTTATCCTGTCCATGCTCCATTACATGATAGGCATTAGCTAAGAAACCATTAAGTTCTAAATGACCCATAACAACAGGACATTTAGACTTCTTAAGTTGTTTATATGTACTATCTTGATTATCTGAATTGACCCAAGGAACAAATGCTATATCTAACCCACCAAATTTTAATTCCTCATATTCAGTGATAACACGGATATTATCGTACTCTCGTAATAATAATTCGCAAGCATTGATCGTATTAGTATTTTTGTAGTAGGCGGTGTGATTACCAACAATAGTCGTAAGATTAATTTTCCTATCTCGTAGAATGTCAAAATAGTTTGCTTTGGCCCAAGAGAGAGCACTGAAATTAATCCCTGTACGATTATCGAAAGTATCCCCCATATCAATAACGGTATCGATACTATTGTCTTCAAGATATGGAAAAAAGATTTCATCATAAAACTTTTGAAAGTAATCATGAAACAATTTTGAATTTTTACGAGCACCAAAATGTTGGTCTGTAATGATTGCTACTTTCATATTTGAACGTAAAAATTACCTGATAAAGTTATACGTGTATCATTAAATTTATGTTCAGGAACATGGTGTTTATAATGAGAAGGGAAAACAACAAAACGTCCTTCTTTAGGAGGTACTTTTTTTTCACTCTCAGTAAAAACAAGAGGAGAATAATGTTCCTCAGATTTTAAGAAGTAAGCAAAACTATAATGAAAAGGAATATGGTTATGTGTATTTGCATAATCTCCTTTAGAATAAACATTTGCCCAAAAGTTTTTACATATTATTGGATATGATGTGCCATCCTTAAAAGCAATTCTATAAAATTTTTGTAATTCAGATAAAACAAAAGATTTAAAATTTTTAATTATATTATTTTCTGGCTCCCAATCCCAATCAGTATGAAATGCCTTAACATTACTATGATCACGAGGAATAGAATTAGTTTTTTCTAACAAAGACAAAACTTCATCTCTAAGTTCATTTTGATAAAGATAATTACCAATCAGGATATTGCAAGATTGTGCAACGTTCATTGATTACCGCTACGTAATTTAGCATGGATATTATCCTTAATGCTATTATAATCCGAATAGTTCCCTCCGTCAAGTGTGTTGTCGTCAACCATCACTTGTTCAAATCCAGAACGTTCTAAAATTTTATTCTTAACTTCTAATTGTCTTTTCTCCCTCTGAATACGTCTAAGAAAAGCGTAATGTATAATCTGGGTAAAATAAGCAAAAGGATTACTAGATTTAGCAGGATCAAAATTATTGATATACTGCACACAATTTTCAATTCCATCACATACCATGTCATCCTTAAACATATAATTTACAAAATTTGGTTTATAGGATAAATGTGTTGCAATCTTTAAGAAACACTCTCCCAAATAATTTGTAATTCTAGGTTTAGGTTTATCAAGTTCTACTGCATCTGCCACTGATTGTTTATACGCAACAATAGCAGCTAAAAACTCTTTATTGTTTACGTAATGCTCCGATCTGGCCCTGCGTCTAGGCATAGTTGTAAAGGACATAAGTATCTCTCACCTGTACATAATTATATCAGGGGCTTGACAAGATGTCAAATGTTCAATAGAATAACTCTGTTAAGGGTTCAGGGGTAAGACTTAGCTTTCTTTTTGTATATCTTTTTTATAGAGTTGTTCTAGCATTCTTTTAGCGTCTTTAACACTAGATATGTATCCCATACGTCTATCTATACGAGATCTATTTCCTTCATGAGAAGATTCCTCAACATACCTTTGGTGAATCATAATCATTTCTGCATCTTTACATTCTACCATAGTCATTATATTTTTTAAATCTATTACCATCATATCTTCATCATTAGTCTTTAACCAAGGTTCTACTTTATATCCAGCAACTACATTAGCACCAGGCATTTTGACATTCTGTACCAACACTGGATGATGTAATAATAAAAGAGTTCTATTATCTTCATCACAAGCCGCTATACGAGCGAAGATTTCTTCTCCCGATATTAATTTTAGTGATGCATAAAAATCGTCTTCCATTATTTTTTGAGTTTGATTGATATTATTTCATAATTGAATTGTTCTTCGTTGTAAGTTTTAATACGTTCAATTAAATGATTTAAAGTATAATTCTTGCGGGACTGATGTGTACAGTCATCCGCAATATCATACAGCATTGCTTTTACTTTATCTTTCCCTTTTCTAAGAACCCTTCCAATTGATTGGAGATTACGGACTCTGGACTTTGAGGGACTGGCGAAGATGACGTTGTGCAGCCGCTTAATGTTAATCCCAGTACTAAAAGTACCATAACTCGCAATGATGATCGCATTTGATTGATCCTCTGTAATTTCACGAACCTTTTCTCTTTCATCAGCAGCTACTCCACCATGTATGAAGAATATTTTACGATTTGCTGACTTATTATTATTTATTAAATTATATAACACTTCGCCATGTGACTCTACTCTACTATAAAGTAAGAGCGTATTTCCCTTTTGATCTAGTGCTAAGTTCTTTAAAAAATTATTTCTTTGTTCATGTTGAATAAGGTATTGTATTTCATCCTCATAAGTTTCAAATTTAATAGGCGGATGCCTTAAAACGAGACATGTAATGTCGAGTTTTGCTAATTGACCTTTCTCCATCAACTCTTTAGTCCTTGTCACCTTATATGCTGGACCAAACAATCCTTCCAACACCCACTTATGAGTTTGCGTACCATCAAGAGTACCAGTAAAACCAAACCGATATTTTGCAGTATGCAACTTAGTCATGATCTGAACTAATGATTTAGATTTAAATTGATGTGCTTCATCACCTACTACAACACTAAACTCTTCAAAATACTTTCGTGGTAACTTATAGATAGATTGCCACGTTGTAATGGTGACTGGACATGTTGTCTCCTTCTCTCGGCCTGCGTATATTTTGTGACAGTATGTCGCAGCATCCCAACCGTAGTCTTCAAAATCTTTATACATCTGCTCTACGAGAGATGTCGTTGGGACAACTACAAGACTTTTTTGCCCTTTACCTGTATAGTACCTCACTAGAGCGTAAATCATCAAAGATTTACCAGAAGCAGTTGGTGATATCAATAATCTTCTATGATGTCTTAAAGCGTCGTACACTCCCTCTATCTGGTATTCACGTGGAGTATGACGAGATATAGCTGTCATATAATCTTTAACACCTTCCATCGATATCATTTCATCGACTTGGAATGGTGTACCAAAATATTTGTTATCTAAAAACTTATACTCGTAATTATAATTCTTACAAAAAGAAGTTATCTTATCTAATAGACCAACGTATATCTCCCCTGTGTGGGTGGAGAAAAGACGAATCTTCCCATCCCAGTGCTTATTTCTATACTGTGGCATGAACTTTGCCCCAGGTACTTCAAATGTAAAATGATCTGAGAGTTCTTGGTATATGTGGGGTTCTGCTTTAACCCGAAGAAAGACTTCATTTTTCTTTTCAATTTCAAGATCAACCATAACCAGCAATGAATTTCTGCCACTCGATTGCATTCTTAATTTGATAAGTCCTATTGTTTATCTGTTTAAGGATGCTCTCAATATAATTTAGGAGAGTTTCGTAGTAGTCAATTTTAAGATTTATTTCCTTTAACTTATCATCAGCATCAAGATACTTAGTCATAGTATCCTTATCTCTTATCTTCTTTCCAAAAGGGTTTTTCTGATATACCTCTGGGTCTGCTTTACCAGAGTAGTATTCATATCGTTCATGTCTAATATTTTTCCTTTGCTGCTCTGCTTTCTTTCTTAACAGCAAAAAATTATTAAACATCTCATGGTACTTAGCATGTAGCGACGGTACTTTTAATGATTCTGTATGGAGGTTGTCTGGATCAATCTGTGAGTCTTTCTCCCACATACTTTGCAAAGTTTCTAAATTCACATTCGGGTTCCTTGGTTAGTCACTATTTCATAGATGGTGTATTTGAATGTTACTTCTGCTGTGAAGTAATCAATATCACCAGGTGTGGCATCAAACTGTAATGTTGTTAATTCAGTTGGCCATAGATCACTATATTTTACCATAAATTGGGGATTATTG